TAAGCGTATGCAATGGCATCATCAATACGACTAAACGAGTTAATCATGTGTTCGATGCCGCGATTAGAGACAATTTGCGGCGTGTATTGGTTTAGTTTATAAACAAGCCCTTGACCGTACACATTGCGACCAAGAAAAAAAACAGTGTTGTCTAGTTTGGCAACAGATAAAGCCGCACCACAACCCGCCTCCATTTCAGCACCATCACGTCTAGACAATGGAAAATCAGCATCACCGCTATTAAACCATACAGTAGTGGTGCGCTCGCCAAATAGAATAAGCTCCCGATGGTCAACAATAAACGTTACAAGGTTATCGGGGTCTGCTTCATCGCTTGCAAAGTCTAAAGCATCAAATGAGCTAAAATCATTAAGAGCAGAAATATAAAATTGTTGTGTGTTTGGGCGTACAAATACACCATAGCCGTCTAAGTAATCGACACGCGGAGAGCCATAAAACGCAGGGTCTGTAATTTGTGTGACAATATCGGTTATTGTGTTCAAAACATACGCTTTGTTAGTGTAGCTGCTATTAAAGCATAACTGCCCTGCATTGTTTGCAGCAATAGTTACATTAAGCGTCAAGTCAACCGTGGCAAGCAATGTGTACGCAAAGCCGCTTAATGTGCTAGTGATTTTATAAAGCCCATCGCCTGCCACCGCGTACAACACGCCTCTAAACTCACTCATGCCATAAACTGGGCTTTTAGGTAATTCAATAAAGTCTTTTTTGCCGTCAACGCGGTATAAAGTGAGTTTGTTATCTTCGGACGGGTCAACCTCAAGAAACATATTAACCGTTTCTTGTGTGTTCTGATTTGGACTAAAGCCTTTGTGCTGACCGCCAAGAAAATTAAACTTCATTAAAAGCCACCGCCTGTAATAAATGTTTTTGAGCCTGCTATTTTGTGCGGAGTTGGCAATAACGCATCAAACCGCGCTAATGGCACAGTTACCATTGAACGCATGACAATTGCTTTAGAATCTTGAGCCAATGCCGCAATCTCAGGCGATACCGCAAAGCCATATTCGGGCGCAATCTCGACAGCCAAATTGAACTTTAAAGCGCGAATCCACTCAGGCGGATAAGGCAAATCGTCTGCTAAGGTTAAATCAGTGGCAGGGCGGATGTTGTCTAGTGTTAGTGTGCCAGTCGTTGGAATTGGGTATAAATAAATAGTAGAGAGTGGGTTATCGGGCTTTAAAGCAACAAAATCGGGAATTGTACCTGATACCGTTTTAAGACCAATTTTTTGATAGTCGGCATAGTCAATCACTTTAACATTGTAATCAATACCGCCGTAAGTGTACGTTACAACATACAAAGCCGTAGGCCGTGTCGTGTTAATGTCGCCACCTGTGCCTATAGTATAACTGGCCGCGCCTGTCATGGCCTTAGTGACTTTACCAGTAGATGCAGATAAGAAACGAGATGCGCCCCATGAGCTAAGCATAAGATTCAATGCTTCTAAAGCATCGCTAGACTCGTCAGCGTTTGGTGTTTCGGATGATGATATTGCGCCTATCAATCGGAGCGTGGCGCGTACTAAGTCGGCAGTGACCATTATTTTCTCCGATTTTTGACTGTTTTCTTGGCCTGTGGTGGCGGTACTTCTTGAATTGTTTCTTGAATTATTGGCTTAGGCTTTTCGTACCAACCTAGCGACTTTAAATTATTAACTTCATTGGGATTATATGCAAAGCAATGGCCATGTTTGTCGTGTTTCATAATAACAAGCATAGCCATTCTCCGATTAAGCAGCAGCTAAAGCACCAACAGCCACCAAACGTGCTTCTAATTCAGCAACGCGAGTTTGTAAGTTTTTGATAACATACAAGGTCGTAATTGCCTCAGCAGCACTGGCAAAGCCGTAAGCATTGGTATTGATTACAGCTTGCAATGCATAGTCAGGCGTACCCGCAGCATCAGCAATGGTAATAGTTGTTAATTGCGCGGTAAGTGCGGCGGGTTGAACCGCAGGAGTGCCGCCCCATAAACTCAATTTTTCAGTAGCAGAACCAACGACACGGCAACCATCGGCAGAGCCGTAACTCAATGTTTCGTAAGATGCAGGATTAACAGCAGTCATTTCAATTCTCCAAAGGGGCGTAACAGCCCCTAGTCAATCAATTAGTTAGTGATACGGCAAGCCCATTCAGGACGTAATGCAGCCATGCCGTAAAGAATGTCAATACGCATCAATAACTCATCGTTACGGATGTCGCTACCTTGCCATACACGCATGGATAAACCGTCCTGATTACGGCGTACGCACTTAGCAGCATCAGCCATCAATGGCAAGTCAGCAGTAACGAATTGGAACGCTTCTTTGTGATACATCAAGTTTTGAGTGTAAGCAGTAGAAGCTGCGCCTGTAATCAATGCCGCGCCGCCGTTAGTTGGTACAGCGGAGCAGTTTTTGCGCGCACCTGTAGTAATGATTGCAGGACTAATAGACACAGTCACAGCCTCAGCACCATCAGTCGTAGCGTTAGCAGTAACAACGAATTGCTTGAGATGTGCATAAGCTGCTTTAGTTTCGGGATTTACATCATAGCAACCCGCGAAAGTGATAATCGAACCCGCTGTAATGGTCTTGTTAATACCCATACTTGCAAGTGTTACCGAGGTATCACCACTAACAACAGTATCGTTTACTGTGCCAGCATTATCGCTTGAGCCGTTAGTGTGAGCATACATACGCTCGTTTTCGTACCAATCAGCCATACCTGTACGGCCAATCATGCCCTCACGATATTGCTCTTTAATTTGGTTAGAATCTTGAAACAAACCTTTTAAACCATTGACCAAGCCGCCCATGGTCACAGAGTCCATTTGCACGAAACGGTTACCATCTTTCGGAGCTAATTGTTGGTTTAACTTCGCACGGGCTGCACCGATAGCCGCAAGGTCAGTCGGCGGAGTGCCAGCAGTACCGACTTGTTGATATACAAGTTTAGTGGCAAAAGTTAAGAAGTCGGATTCGATACCACTGGCCAAGATAGAAACAGCAGGTTCGATATATTTTTTGCTAAATTCATCAATCGAATCGGGCGTAATTAAAGACAATTCAGCACTGTTAAAACGCATATCAACGCCGTCTTGAGTCGCAACGGTGATGGTACTGGTTTCTTCGTCTTGGTCTTGCACGTCCATGACACGCGAACCTTGACGGCGTAAGTATTGGTTTGGCTTTTGAACTCGTAAAGAGTCGCCATGTTTCGCGCCATTTGTTGCAAAGGATTTGTCGTATTGGCGGTCAATCGTGCCAATAAAACTTAATTTTTCATGTGCAACACGCAATACTTCGCGTGTCACAAGGTCGGTTACATTAAAACTATTAGCCATGATGCTCTACTCCACTACGTCATCTGCGACGTTGTTTAATTTGATTTGCGCGAAACTCGTTGTATTCCTTGTCTGTCATTTCATTGATGGATTTCTTGCCACCACTTGAACTTCCGACAGGTTTAACGGGTGCAGGCGCGGTCGATACCGTCTTGGGTTTTGGTAAATTAGCTCTTGCTGCAACCTCGCCAATCGCCATCAATTGTTGATAAGGTGCGAGTGCTGCAATTCGGTAGGCTTCGCTTGGGTCTTTACCCAAAATGTACGCAATTTCAGCCCCTTTGGGATGCTGTGCAACCGCGTCTAAAGCCACTTGAGCAAATGGTACATCAGCAACATTGCTAAATACTTCGTCAAAATCAGGCGCAACACTTCGTGCTTTATCAACTTTAGCTACCCAATCTTGTGCAATCGCTTGTTCTTGGGTCTGTTTAGCTTGTTGATTTTGCGCGCTCTGTGCTTTTTGCTGTAACTTGTACTCTGCTACCGCTTCAACGTAATCATCTAAAGTGTCAAATTGGCTAATATCAGGAGCTTCTTGCTTTGGTGCAATTTGCGCCCGTAATTGCTCAATTTCAGCTTTTAAACGGTTAGATTCTGCAATGGCTTCATACTTTTGACGGGTAACTTTATCAATGCGCTTTTTAACGCCATTCGGTAGGCTGGAATCGTCATCTTCATCTTCTTGTTTATCAGCTTCAACTTTTGGCTGTTCGCCTTCGGTTTCCACTTCGTCAACAATAGGATTCTCGACAACTTCTTCGACCTGTGGTGATGAATCCACAAC